GTTCTACATATTCAACTCCATCTGGAACTGGTGCAAAAACACAGCCCAAACCCACATTAGATGTTGGCGATTGGAACGAAAAAACATCATATGCAGTTGGAGACTTGGTTAAGGGCCCAAAGTTGCCGGAAGGGCAAAACTCAGTTGGAGGGCCTCCCTTCACATTGAAAACTGGTATTATTTCTTCTGCTGCTTCTCTGGGTATATCTGCAACAGATTTAGCAACAGTGATATCATATGAAACAGGTGGTACTTTCGATCCACGTAAGAAAGGCCCGACAACTCAATGGGGGCAGCATAGAGGACTGATACAATTTGGAGAACCACAAGCCAGACAATATGGAGCAAATTTTTCAACAGAACAAACTGCATTAGATTCCCAACTTGGGCCTAATGGTGCTGTTGTAAAATATCTCAAAGGTGCTGGTGTTAGATCTGGCATGGGAAGATTGGAAGTTTATTCTGCAATCAACGCTGGCGGTGTTGGTGAAAAGTATTATGGTAGAACTGATGCAAATAATGGTGGTGCTGCTGGAACAGTCAGAGATAAAGTAAATAATCAAATGGCTGGACATGAAGTAAACGCCAATAGACTTCTTAAAGGTGCTGGAGAATCTACTTTTATAGAACAAAAAGTTTATATTGCAAAAAAAGCAGGAACTTCTGGAACTGATGGCGGCCCCAGAACTTCTAATTTGACAGATGGTACGGTGTTGTGGGAAATTGCACCCGATAGTGTTCAAGAGTCTTCTGTGAATGCACAGAAGGATGCTGCAGAGGCAGCAGCTGCGACCACTACAGATGGTTACACCACAAACGCAAAGGGCTCTGGAGCGTCTGGAGTCGCCTCTGAGGATAAACCATATTCAGTACAACAAAAAGAAAAGACTAGAGACACAACTGACCTATTCGAAGAACCAGAAAATCCATACGCGGCGAAATATCCCCACAATAAAGTATTATTTACAGAGTCTGGACATGTCCAAGAGTTTGATGATACGCCTGGGGCTGAAAGAATTAATGTAATGCATAAATCGGGAACTTTTCAAGAAATGCATCCAGATGGCAGCATGGTCACTAAGATAGTAAAAGACAATTATGAAATTGTTTTTGGTGATAATAATATTTATGTAAAAGGAAACCTAAATATTGTTGTAGATAAAGATGTCAATATTAATGTTACTGGTGCAGTGGACGCAAAAATAGGAAAAACTCTAGATACCGAATCTGGTGGGAATACTACGATTAAAGCCCCGAAAATTGATTTAAATCCATAGGAAGAAAAATGACACTAGTAACTAATAAAGATTTTGATTTAAAATTTACCAGAATGTCTTCTGGAGATATAAAGATTAAAAAGGATATTCCCGAGCAAAATAAATTCCCTGCAATTGAACAGAGTCTTGTGAATATTTTACTTACCAATAAAGGTGAAAAACCTTTCTTTCAGAATTTTGGTGGTAATATGTATGGAAATCTTTTTGAATTGATATCAGACATTGAATATATGTCCATTCCAGACGAAATAAATATAAAAGAAACTATAAGATTGACTATAGCAGAATATGAGCCTAGAGTTGTAGTGACAGACGTTCAATTTGTTGGTGATGGGAAAAATAGATATGGAAAAGGTTCTGTGACTAGGGCAACTGATAATAATCAGTTGAATATTGAAATTAAATATAAAGTACCACCGGCAACAGAAGTATTTGACTATACTTTAAAAGTAAAAAGAGTAAGATAGATGGCAAAAAACATTAATATATCTGAATTAGATTTTGAGGCTATAAAGTCCTCTATAAAAGACTATATGAAATCGGATGAAACTTTTAGAGATTATAACTTTGAAGGTTCTGCACTAGATACTCTTACTGATATCTTGGGATATAACACATATTATAATTCATTCTATTTGAACATGATGGCAAATGAAATGTTTTTAGACACCGCCAGAATTAGAGACAACGTGGTATCCAAAGCAAAATTGCTTGGATATACTCCAACCTCTACAAGATCTGCAAAGGCAACATTATCATCAGTTTTTATGATCGAGAATAGAATTGGAGATAAATCAAATACTAAGTTTGCAAATATTAAAATTGATAGTAATTTTGTATTTAAGTTATCAGTTGACGGAGTTGACTATAGATTTGTACCGTCAGTTTCGAGAGTAGTCAATCGTTCACAAGATCCAATTGATATTGGCAATGGCCAGTTTAGACATATTTACGAAATATTTGACCTTGAAGTAATCCAAGGTAGTTTAGTAACTGAAAGTTATATCGTGGACACTTCTGATGTAAATCAAAGATTTTTGATATCAAACCCAAATGTCGATACTTCTACGTTAAAAGTTTTTGTTAAAGAAAATAAATTTAGTGATTTCATAGAAGAGTATACATTAAACACCGATACGATGGCATTGACTGATGTTTCCACTAGATATTTTTTACAAGAATCTGCTGATGGAAATTATGAGGTTTTGTTTGGAGATGGAGTTCTTGGAAAAAATTTGGTATCTGGAAATGAACTTACTATTAGATATGTTACTTCTGCCGGTGCAGCAGTAAATGGACTTACTGGCCAAATGACAATGTTGGGAAAAGATGTTCCTGATAATATACGGGCAGCAACTCCTACTGTTTTCCCAAACAATTTATCTATAATTGGTAGAACTTATGGTGGTTCTGATAAAGAGAGTATAGAATCGATTAAATTTTATGCTCCAAGAACTTTTGAAGGACAAAATCGTGCAGTAACTTCTAGAGATTATATGACAATTATTCCAAAAATTTATCCACAAACAGCTTCAATGAATGTTTGGGGTGGTGAAGATAATGACCCCCCACAATATGGTAGAATATTTATTTCTATTAAACCAAATAGTGGATTGTATCTGTCTGAGCAAGAAAAAGTTTCTGTAAAGAATTCTTTAGTTAAAAATTATTCTGTTTTAGGACTTACTCCAGATATTGTTGATCCAGACTTTATTAAATTAAAAATTAATACTCAAGTGAAATATGATAACGAATCTACCTTATTAGAAACTGCAGATCTGACAGCTGCTGTTAAAAATTCTATCATAGATTATAATAGTAAATTCTTGAATGATTTTAACAGTTATTTTAGGTATTCTCAATTTCTTGCCAAGATTGACCAAACAGATGAGAGTATTACCAATAACTTAACTACAATTATAATGATAAATGAACAATCCGCAACAGTAAATACATCAAGCAAATATTCTTTTAATTTTAGTAATAATATTTCTCCAAATTCCATATACTCAAACGCATTTTATATTTCTGGAAACGAACTTCCATTTTATATAGACGATAATGGGCTCGGAAGCATCAGAATGTATAATATCAATAATTTTGGAACAAGAATTTATACATTAAATCCTATTGGTACTGTAAATTATACAACAGGTCTGGTCGATATTCCAGACTTAAATGTTACAGGAGTATTGGGTGGTGATATGATAGGAATTGCATGTACTCCAGCATCAAATGATATTTTTCCTGTTAGAAATCAAATAATTTATATTGATATGGATGAGTTGGAAGTTAATCTTATTGAAGATACGGACGAATTTAATGAAAACTATGACATCTCAACGCAGAGGGTTGTAGTTTCTAGAAATGTTTCTACTTCTTACAATACAAACTCTGCTTCTATATCTAGTGGAAGTAGTGGCTCAATAACTAGAGTATATGGAGATAGTTCTCAAACATCTGCTGGTTCAAGCGGATCAAGCTCTAGCAGTGGTAGTGGTTACTAAAAATGCAAGAAAATATTAAAAACATATCAGCCTACATTAGAGAACAACTTCCTTTCTATATTTCTAGTGATGAAGAATATGGTAAGTTTGTTAAGTTTTTAGAACTTTATTATGAGTGGATGGCTAAAGAGAGTAATGTATCACAAGTTACTGATAAAATCGTAGATTATACTGACCTAGATCAAACTCTTGATTTATTCGTTTCGATGTTTAAAAGTGAACTTGCCGATAGTTTTCCAAATATTACAAGAATAAAAGGTTTACAGTTTTCAGATGAAAATGTAGAAGCAGATACTCAATCTTTAACTGAAACTACTTCTGATCAACACTTTTTTGCAGATGGAAATAACCATACATTTAAATTAAATTATTTCAGTCCTATATATTATCTTGGCAATCCAAATGATGATAGTTCTGTTGTCGATATTAGAGTTTTTTCTAATGCGGCTGGGTCTGCTAGAGGTACAGGAACTACTTTAGATGCAATCGTTGAACATCTTACAGATCCAGAACTGCAGTCTGGTGGGGCATTAGGTAGTTATGTAGAGTTAGTAGAAAATGTAGATTATATTTTAGATAATAATCAAATAAAATTCATAGACAGTAATGGCGACCCACAAAAACCAACTAGTAATGACTTAATAAAAGTTAGATTTTATATCCAGTCTTTGTTGGCAACAACTGCTACTGCAGACACCGAAGATGCTGTGAAGAAAATTGTTAGTGATGCCTCAGTTAAAAAAACGAGCTATACAAATCAAAAGAATTTTTTAAAGTTTATGAAAGAGTTCTACCAATCAAAAGGTACAGAACCATCTTTTAAGTTTTTATTTCGTGCTATATTTAATGAAGATATTGATATTTACTACCCCAAAACAAATATATTTAAATTGAGCAATAATGTTTGGGATTCTAATAAGAGTCTTAGAGCAATTCCATATACTAGAAGTGTTCCTACAGATCCAAAAATAGAAACTCCATATAAAGTCGTTGGAAAAACTTCCAAAGCGGAAGGTATTGTAGAATACTATAAAGATTTTAAATTGGGCAATAATCTAGTTAGAGAATATTTTATAACT